TCATTAGTAAATAAACAATCATATTGGTTTAAAGTTGTGTTTGCAAGTGTAACCTGCTCCGCATCTATAACCATTCCTGACTTCCTAAAACTTGTTTGTGTGTGTGCCATAATTTTTTCTCCTTATTATGTTAAGGGTATGTGTAACCCTTTATTAATTCTAGTTGCTGACCTTTGTGGTGCAATAGGTGCAGCTACTGTAAATGTCCAATTAGTGTTTAAAGTACCATCTACTGAATTGTAAGCAGATACACCACTACCGCCCCCAGCATTTGAGTTCTTAACATTAACATATTTCGCTCTACCCGCACCTGTTATAGTTAACGTCCAGCCCGCTGTAGCTGCTAAGTTTAAATCTGCTATTGAAGTGCCATTAACATTATAAATACCCCCTACAGTTAATACCATTCCATTTAATCCTGTATTTGTCATTAAACATCCGGCCTTAACTAAGTAATTGCCTGTAGTGGTCATATCTTGACCGTTATGATCTATAGTGCCAGCAGTACCCGTAAATGATACAGGACGACTTGCAGCGGTAAATTGTAAAGTAGAACCTGAACCATTGACAACAATAGCATCTGTAAGTTGATTGTTTAAATTCCATGTTTGTACGCCTGCCGCCCCTTTTTTTATTAAGTTTCCAAATCCCGGAGTCCATACAGTGACATAAACACCTACACCCGCATGCAAATCCGTATCACCATAAATATAAATGTCTATATTATTAACACTATTATCTGCTTCTATTTGACCAGTAGAGGAATTAGTAATAATAAAATCCAAACATTTCAAATCACCTGTACTAAAAATCGCAGTTCTATTATTTACTATCGTACTATCAATTATATAATTTGCATTTCTCCAGTCACCTGTTAATAATAATGGAGCTATAGTTAATGAATTATTTATATCCCCTGTAGCACTATAAGTGCCTGTTTTATTATCTATAATTGTCGCAGTAGTTGCAAACAATAAATTAATATCACCATTTCCAGTAATATCAAACCCAGCACCTAATGTTACTGTACCACCATCACAACCGATTAACAATATATTTGCCCCACCGACTATAGTATCATTAAGAATTATATTATTTGAACTTGTCCATGACATATAGGAAGTTCCTGTTAATGTAATAACCGCCCCAACATTTTGAGTAAAATTATACCATTGATTACTGAATCGACTATTTACATAATTACCGCTTGCAGTTTGCGTATAATCTCCACGATAACTATTAGCAAAAGAATTATTTATTGTGTTATCATAAACACCTGAATTATTTATTTTAGAACTTGCTCCAACTGCTAAATCTAAAACAGCAGCAGCATTGGCAAACGTATATCCATTTGTAGTCAGTCCTGTGTCTGAACTAACACCAATTATATGAGTACCACTCAAAGCAACCGCAACACTATTTACATTATTAAACGTAGATTGATCCCACGTACCACCCACATCGACTATAATACCTGCTATAGCCTCATGTTGCTTTTGTGTTACAACGTGAGTATTGGCAATTTGTGCGCTATCAGTTAATACAGGAGCGACTCCACCTACCCAGGTAGCACCCACATCCCAATCACCTGTAGCTTGACTTACAATATTAGCCATTAATTATCCTCTATCTTTAAATCAAACCCGCCTGAAATAGATGCTACAGTTATACCCGCAGTTGCTATCTTAACTTTCAATTCAATATCTGTTTTCTCTGCAAACTTTTCAGGATCATCATATTCATCATTCATTCTACTAGACCCATCATCAGATATACTGCTCCTATCTTTAAGTTGGAAACACTGTCCAAATGGACGGGCTTTTAAATCAATAATATAATTTGCTGTTTTATTAGCACCTGCTATAGATGACTTCCATCTTTGCAAATATGCTGTCTGTCCAGCAGGTACGGTATAAAGAGCCATTAGTGTCTGATTTTCTTTAGGTTGTAGTATTGCCCTAACATGTGTTTTTACTGTAGGTATACCACTTGCAATTGAAGTTGATGTATAACAATAAACATGACCTGTATTGCTTGTGGTACTAGTGTTTTTCATTCTAAAAACTCGTATAAGTGTAGTAGCTAATGCTACTCTACCAGTTCCGGTAAGTGTTACTGTTTGCGTACTTTTAACATATCCGGTTTTTAATCCTTGTATTTCAATTTCTTGTGTATCTGCTGCTTTGTTAGATGCTATCGATACTATATCCGCTGTGGTTGAATAATTATAATTCATTAAATCAATATTGCCGTCGTCTGCTCCATCCCATATAGTGACTGACAAATCCCCAGTATCAAAATCAGGTGCATATCCAAACTTATGGATATATGTTTTTCCCTCTACTCTACCACTTGAAACAGATACCCCACCATCCGAACTAGCTACACCTAAACTATTACCTATTAAATCAATATTAGTATTTTGTTGTAAAATTCTTACTTTATTCATTACTTACCCTCTATTCTCTTTTCAACAATATCTTTATTACTAACCTTACCGGAATCAATTGCTTTCTGTTCTTTTTCCCAGTCTGTAGGACTTCTTAAGTCATTAGTTTCAATATCCAAGTCTTTAGTCTTATATATATTTACACATCTACACCTATCCCCACCCAGGCACGTAGGATTAGGAGTCTGAAATCTGGCATCATCTAAAGCGTGTGCAACCCCGTCTTTAGGAGAACAATTTGAACAGGTACCACTATCTAAAACAGCACTATATAAAGCAAACTCTATCTGATCGCTATAAGTGGCGGCTTGTGTTTCCCGGCCTAAGCTATAAGCCTTATTAATACTTGCATCAGCTATACTGTTAATGTCACGGTTCCCTGTAGCCATTACAGTAGCAAATATAGCAGCCTCTTTTTCATCATCGGTGTCTAAGTCAGGATCAAGGTTATACAAAGCAAATAATGCAAGACCTAGAGTCTTATTGCTAATGGTGGTAGAGTCGGACTTGCTTTTATCCTTAAGAAAATCATCTACCTTATCTCTATCCTCAAAATCATCCCCCTCCAATAGTTCAGGGGCGGTTAAATCTTTAGTGGCTTTTGTAATTTCCTTTTGTCTGGCTATCTCTTCCCGTAAATGCCGACGTCCTTTATTCATTTGCCTCTTCTGCTCTTTGAGTAACCTATCAGCTAACTTATCAACAAATGGGACACGTATTTTATCGGCTGTCTTCTTAAGAACTTCCTTAGCCAAAAATGCAGCCTGTTGTTTCTTAACACTCATAACCTGTTTAGTAAACTTGTCCACACCATCATCAAGACACTTTTCTACTTCGTTAAAATCACATATCATAGCCTCAATATCAGTAAGTTGTCGGCCTCGTTTACGGTCTTTAAGTTTCATTACATTTAAATCGTCAATAGCAGCCTTATCGTCAATGTCTTCATCTTCTTTTATCTCTTTGTCAGGTGATTTCTTTTTACCATCCGGCTTAGTGGGTTTAGGATTATTGGTATTATCGGGTATTGAATTCTGTTGATTGAATTGTTCTTTTAATTCTTCCTTAGCCTCTTCCCTTTCCTTGATAACTTCATCGGTAAGTTTAGGTAATCCCATAGCTTCCCGCATAACCTGCTCTATTGCATTATCACGAGTCAAGGCCTGTCCAAGTCCTATCTTTGCAAGCCCTTCCATCCACCTGTTAGCATTTAGTATAATACGGTTGTGCTTAAGTTTTGGGTACTCTTCTACCTTCCAATTCATATCAACCAATTGCTTAATAACAAAACGGTTCATTATATCCTTAACATATCCGCCTATAGCATTAAGGGATTGCATAAACAACTCTTCAAAACTCTCACCTAAAGCATTGGAGCCTGTGGCTGTAGTTCCGAGATTAATAAATTGTGCTAAAATGTTCTTAGCTATCTCTTCATTGTGATGCTGAATAGACTTAATAATAGCATCGTTACCTTTAGACTTCTCAAACATTTCCAGTTCCCAGCCATACGGTTTATGAATATAACTCTTTTCCCTGGAGTGTACATCTTCAAGTATTTCAGCTACCCTTTTCCTATCACCTTCATTAACGGTTTCCGGTTCAGTCATTACAGGAAGACCGGATGCCCATCTGTCGTGGCCTATAGCATCAATCTTATATAACTTATCCTTAATATACCAATGCTTATAAGCAGACCGTAATACACTAATACCCTCGTAGTTATTACCTTCCTGGTCATTAACAAATAATACTAATTTATCTCTCCAAATATCAATATATTCATATTTCCCTGTATCTTTAGCTTGTACTAACTGCTGTACACCGGAAAAGTTATCATCCTTGTCATTATACCAGCGGTATATAGTGTCTTGTTGTCGGGGTGCTAGTTTACGGAGTAATATTTTGTTATCATCATAGAGCTTAAAGACTTTCTCAAATACAGAGAAACCAAAGAATAAATAACCTAGAGCCTGTCTTAAGAAGTCATCCCAGGTAATAGACATTTCATTAAATAAGTTCTTTTGGATACGTTCAGCTATCTCAATATCAATAGGCTTATCGCTGGCAGGCTCCATAAACCATTTAGCCTGTCGTATGGGTAGCATAATAGCGTATAGTGTGCCCCTGACTTGAGCATCGTTTCTACGCATCTTATCATAAGCAGCTATAGCCTTAGAGCCTGTTAATTCAGTTAAGTATTCCTCATTAGTAATAAAACCGGAAAAGAACTCTGTACCTGTTGATCCGTATGTTCTAAATGGAGATTGTTTCTTTGGTTTGGGATTAAATATGCCGGGAAAGTTTGCTTTGAATTTTGTTACAATGGACAATATATCAAGACAACGAATAACCTATAATCGACTTATAACGATAGACGTATATATTGATTATAACATATATTTATTAAATGTCAATAGTAAACGTTTTTTTTGTTAAAATTCTTTACTCATTAACCCGCTTGTTATTGATACGTCGGTCTTGACTTCCTGAATATCCTTAAAGCTACCGCCTCCCTTCCTAACCATCTCATAAGCGCATAATAAACCATCGACTTGATCATCGTGCTTACCACTAGGAAACTGTCCGCACTCCTCAATAAAACTATAATTCCAATCACCTCTAAACAGTACCACATTACCAGCCTCAAAGATAGGCTCTAATACACTGGCGCGGGATAGCTTATCCCTTGATACGGTTATCTCCTTAACAGACGATATACCCATTAATATATCTTTCATTATGGTGTAAGTGTCCTTATATCCAGCTACCACTTCAACCCCTATTTTAACTCCCCCACCATCCATTTCAGCACATTGGCGTATTATGCGGTTACGCTTTGGGGCTTCTTCCTGGCATCGTTTAATATGCTTGACATACAATACAGGTGCGCCCTTTTCATTATACTGAACAGCTAATAAACATCCAACTGTATAATCGGGATCACCTTTTAACAATTGTTTCTCTGAAGATGCCAAATCCCATCCCCTAACCCACTTTAAATTAGCTAAGAATGGCAATGTATCCGGGTCTATTACCTTAATATTATCGGTCTTTAATAAATTACCGCCTCTAAGCACTGGACTACACTGTAATAGACCAGCAGTGCCATAAGTGCCTAATGTAGCCTTTTGTTGGTCATACCATATCTTATCAAACCTGGCAGGGAATAATGTACCACTAGGATACTTCTTATCGAATGCAGGATATACAATCTCTTCAAACTTTGGAAATCCTTTATTATTTTTCATCTCTTGTGCTATACGCCCCATAATATCATCTGTATGCCAGGGAGTAGCCAATATAATAGTTATTGAAACAGGCGCCCGACGTGTTAAAAATACATCTGTAAACCATTGCCATTGTTTTTCTCTAATAGTCTGACTTTCTGCATCTTCTCTGTTCTTAAGGAAGTCATCAATAATACCCAGTTGATATCCTTTACCAGTTATTGAACCCCCTACACCTACCCAGTGAGTAGAGCCTAGCCTATTATTAATACCCCAGTTTTGTACACTTGCGCTTTCTGTACTTATCTGAATATATGGATATACTTCAGCATATTTATCACTCTTTATAATATTACGTGATGCCCGGCTTATCTCATTTGCAAAGTCGGCTCCATATGTTGATATAAGTATCTCATTATCGGGGTATCTACCTAAATAATGAGGGGGCAAGTATCTTGATATAATATCAGTTTTACCGTGTCTAAATGGTATTTTAATAATAAGGAATACAGACTGACCATTATCGAATTGCTCGAATGCTTTATCTATACGGTTACATACATCTATTGTGTGTATGCCCTTGTGGAAAGTGTCAAGTTTCTGCCAACAATGCTCAATAAATAATAAATGCTCACGTCTAGCAAGTTCAGCATCTAATTCATTTAATGATACATTTGCTTTGTAGTTTTTTGAGTTGTTTAATTTCACTCGTTGTAAGTTTTGATAAGTCTATGCTATCGTTTTTAATTTCACCTGAATGTTTGATATTCATATCTTTAGGAATACCCGCTAAAATTGCTCTTAACTTGTCGCCTGGATTACTTTCTAAAACAAGTGTATCAATACCAGCATTCTTTAAAGCATCATAATATTTATTAAGTAAGTATTTAGCCTTACGAGTTAATTTGTTTTCAGCACCTATTGGCCGTCCATTTGGATTGTTTATTTCACCATCTTTAAACATTATTATTTTAATATATCCTTACTTATTTATAAGTATAATGTATTTTTACCCTTTATTCAAGTATTTTTCCCTAGCAAACATTTTTTAGGCAATAACACCTTAGTAATAAACTTCAATATCCTACTGTTTTTGACCATCTCTCTAGTACGTCTTATACTGGCATATACTTGTAGCTTTTGTAACTGGCATTGTAAATGGCTTTTAGTATAAAGGATTATCATTTCTTGCCTTTTATCAACCCATTAGCCTGCTCATTTTCTTTAACATCTCTAAGTACAATACTACCCGCCCCTATTCTTGAACCTTTAGCTATTTTAATCGGGGCTACTAAGACCGCAGCAGCGCATATAGTAACGTTATCAGATACTATGGTCTTATCCGGTATTGACTCTTCACTTTCTTTTCGTTTAAGCCTATCCTGTGGGTTATGATGGTTAGTAAAACATACTTTAGGGGCTATAAAACAATTCTGGCCAATTTCAACGCCATCAAAAATACTAACGTGGTTTTGTATTCTGGTATTATCCCCTATCACTGCATCTCTGGCCACATAACATCCCTGCCCTATCATGCAATTTTTACCAATTTCGCACCCCTGAACTAAATGAGTAAACCTGTTGACTATCGTACCGTTTGAGAGTTTTCGTATATTACTACCCGTGACAATATCGTATTCAAGCTGCATCTTCATATCCTTTTATTATTTTTGTAATATCGTTATCAACTAACGGAA